ATAATTTATCCTTTACAAAACAACCCAGCGAGCGCCGGACGAGACGGTGACAATTACCGGTGCGGTAATCACTACAGACGACGCAGACTGCGAAGGCGACACCGTGTAGGTGCCGATACCGCCGGTGCCATCGCCCAGCGCCGTAATCACGGTGCCTACCGTAATGCCGGAACCAACAATCACCGAGCCCACGCCGACAGCACCTGATGTAACATTAGCAATCGTTAGCGTCTCACCGGCGATACTGCCATCCCCCACAAAGCCAGCGTCAAGCGTAATTGGGCCGGTTGTCATGGCGTTTTTGGTAGCTGGGATTGTATAGCTGATCGTGACCGTCTGGTCATTTTCAATAAAGACTTCGTCATTACCGCCACCTGTCGCGCCTGCCGCACCGCCTACCTGACCCCACTGGCTATTGCTAAAGCCCTCAAAGACATCCAGCGTGCTGTTGTAGCGGAACATGCCTTCCGCTGGCGTGCCTGGACGGTCGGTCGTGGCGCCCACTGGCATCTGAACGTAGCCCGTGCCGGAAAAGGTCACATTCAGCGTAGCTGACAGGGTGGTAAATGCGCCGGTGTCAGGCTCCACGTCACCAATCGGGGGCGGCGAGCTAAACGACAGGTTGTCCACAGGCACCAAGATGTTATCCGTCGTGTACTGGGTGACGTCCGTGCTGTCGGTAATTAGGAACTTGTACGCAACGGTTGGCTGCAGCCAGATGTTGGCCATGCCACGCGAATCCAGAATGATCGGGTTCGTATTGGCAGTCGCACCAGTCTGGTCGGTGTAGGTCGCAATCGGTGTCGTTGTGCCACCGGCGTAGGTGTAGACCTTACCAGCGACGAGCGGGTCGCCGTTAGCGTCGAAGAACTGCTGCTTGGGTGTTGGGGTTAGGGATGCCATTTATCACCTACGATTAAGATTGTTTTGGTCTGCAGACGTCGGGTTTAGCATATTTTGAACCCCCCGGCTAAAAAATACTGGCTCGTTAGCAAACACTCCTTCAATTACTTTAGGTTGCGTGCCTAAACGCATTTGCTCAGCCAAGCGATTGACTTGTTGCAAACGGCGAGTAGTTGCTAATTCTTTAGCCGCCATACCTGCAGCTGCGGTGTACGCGCCAAACGGGTTTACAGCGGTAAAAATCGCTGCGGCGGGCGTCATCGGCGTAAACTTGCCAACGGTTCGCAGCATTGTTTGCAACGTTCCACCTTTTGCTGCTTCTCGAATGGCCTCTTGTTCGTCCGGCGTAAAAAACCGCATTTTCTTTTTGTCTTTAGCAAGAGACGACAAACCTTGCGCGACAGTGGCCTCTTTACCCCCTTGAGACACTTCCGCGCGGCTTACAATGTCTTCAATTAACTCTGCTTTTTTTACTTTAGCGTAGTCGGCTCTGGCGGCTTTCCATGCCTCTACTGCAGATTTGTTACCGCTAACAATGGCATTCGAGGGTGCGTTAAGCACATAATCGTCAAACTCATCAAGCAATCGCGATGCAATTTTGCGTTCGGTAGCAGTTCCGCTTCCAGCTGCGTTGCCAATAGCGCGGCGCAAAGCCATAATTTCAGCCACATCTTTTGGGTTGTTTGCCAACAATTCACGAAACGCGCCTGCAACGTTAGGGTTTATAGATTCTACATAACCCAATTCTTTGCGTAGTTTGTTTGGCAACGCGGACATGTGCTGCTGAAATTTTTGTGCGTCAAACTGAAGCCCGGATTTATCTACAATATCGTAATTTAATTTGGATTGCTCTAATAGTTTTTCTGCTGATGGAGCTGCTTCGCGTTTAACCGGGCGCACTCCAGCAAGCATACTAGTGCCAACGCCAGCTGCTAACCCCGCTAACGGGTTGTCTGTAATTTCCGTAACCGTTTGTCCGGCTGCCGTAGCTGCTGGAGCTGTAATAATTTGGCCAATCGGAGCGCGGCTAACTTCTCGACCTACAGCTTGTGCCCCAGGAGCCGCTTGAGCCACATTAGCAAGATTACGGCCGGCAGCTACTGACCCCGCAGTGCTTGTCAAAGCACCACTGCTTGCCTGCAATACACGTTCAGCAGGGCTTTCAGCGCGGGGGCCAGGCAACATTTCCGAAATAGTTTGCGACGGTAGCTTTACGTTGCCGTTAAATAATTGATTGTACCCAGCGGTCAACGCATCGGCGGCGGGAACGGCAAAACTACCGGCTAATGCGCCGGCGGGAACTGCAATTGGAGCTGCAACACCTGTCATAAAACCAAGAGCCGCACCCCCAAGAGCACCGGCAGTAATTGGCGCTAAACTTTCAGTTGCCCCCCGCGTTGCAATACCGGCCTTGCGAACAACTTCTTCGCCCGTTGTAGGTTTAGGCGCCAAATAATCTACAATTTCTATGGGTTTGTACCCAGCTTCAAGCGCTTTAACAACGCGGGGGTCTTTATCTTTAAGATAATTAACAATGTCGTCGTCAGTGTATCCTGCACGACGAGCGGTATTGATTTGATCGCGAAACTGGTCTGCCATAGTTATTTTTTCTCGCCAAAAATTTTATCGAGACCTTTGGTGCGCTTGTCAATTTGACCTTGCGAACTGCTTTGACCGACAGCAGATGGCAGCGTACCTGTTGGGTAATAATATCTAATAACGTCTTTAGCCGCAGGGTCAGTTTCCATAGTCTTGAGCATATTCTGGTGATTTGACCAGAGCCGGGTTGCAAGACGCTGGGACACGTTGACAACTTGCTGAAGTTCGGCAATGGTCATATCCTCAATGCTGCCCGAGCGAGCGCGTTCCAACAACTTTTGCTCGTTTTCCGTAACTTGGCCTTGACCCTTAAGTTCCGCACGGCTTTCAAGCGTCAGAGTTGCTAAGCCTTGGATGGCTGTTCGAGTATTAACTAACTTTTCCTTGTCGCCCGCACCGGCCAACTCAAGCACTTGAGCAAACTTCATGCGCGGCCCAGCCAGCGGGCCTGCAATAACGTTGCCCGTGTTCAGCGCTCCGCGAACCATGTTAGCGCTTTCCATAATGCCTGTTGCGCCTTCGGCTTGTGTTAGTGATTTTTCGGCACGGTCGCCTATAGGCCCCGCAAGGCTTTTACCTGCGGGGCTATTAGTAGCGGTTGCCGTAACTTTAACGGCTTTACCTTGCTTAGACGTTTTTATTAAATCCAAAGCGTCGTTTATTTCTTCCAAAATGTCAGGTGTTGGCGGCAGTTTTCTAAGCGCTTGTACTTTTTTCCGCGCTAAGAAGACGTTTTTATACTCGTCAGTAAACTCTTCCCCTTTACGTTTAGCCTCAAGCGACTTTACGTGCGCGTCTTGAATTTCTTTCGCTATCGCGCGAACGCTCGCAGCTTTAGTTGAATCTTTAAGCGTGGTTGCGTATTTATACAGCCGCTCCGCTGTCGGATCCATAAAATCAAATCCTTCACGCCTTGCTTCCACAGGTACAGGCGCAAGCGCTTTTGTTTCGCCGGTGCCTGAAGGCGTAACCGTGACCGATGTATCGACAGATTTTGGTGCTGGCGCGGCGGCAGGCACTACCGCTGCCGCGTCTGGCGATGGCGCTGCTACTGCAGCCTCTACCGGTGCGGTAGCAGGTCTTGCGGTTCTAGACGCCAAGAATGTGGGCATATCCACATACTCAAGGCCAGCCAAAATTCGTTGGCCTCTATAATCTTCGTATTCTTCTCTATCTTTAGCTTCTTTTTTCTCAACTGCTTTTTGGCGCGCTTCTATAATCTTGTCGCCAGACAAATTCATCATTGCAGCGATGTAGTTACCTGGGTCGGTGTCATAAGCATCAAGATGTTGTTTAAGCGCGGCTTCATAAGGCATGCGTTTTTTAGCTTCTGCGCCTAGTGTGGGATGTTCGTACATAGCCGTTAGGCGCTTCGTAACTTGTGCTTTACCAAGCTCTTTATCTGTAGTAGAGATAAACGCAGGGTTATAGACGCTATTAAACCCAGCTAACGCTTGATCTAGCTCTTTAGCCTGAACCTCACCACGTTCTTTGCGAACGCCTAGTTGAGCTTTTTCAATGTCATATGGAGCAGTCAACGCTTTGTCTGCCGGCAACAGGTTAGTCAGTACATTACTTTTAAACGCCGCCATGTCTGTGTTGGGGCCGGTTGCATGAAGCTCATACAACATATCGTTAGCTTCTTCACGGTCAACCTCACCGGTTCTTACGCCGCGCTCAATCAAACTTACGGCGCTTTGGTAATCTTTAGCGCCAGCAATCTTGCGCAAACCAAACTCACGTTTAGCAAGCCGTTGTTTTTGTTCTGCTTCTTGGCGTTGTTGTTCTCGCGTGGCTTGTGTTGAAAGCGCTAATTGGCGCTGCTGCTCTCCTGTAGCAATCTTTTCAAAATAACGTGGCGCGCGTTGAGCTACCGCAGAGAAAAATTCGGGCGATCCGTACTTTAGGTTTGGGTTGGCGTATATCTGAGCAAGCGCATTTTTTTCCATTACGTCTTGCTGATATTCTTGTGCTTTCAACGCATTCATTTGCGAAGTTTCTTGCAGCCCGCGCAGCTGCATGGCTCGCATCATGGCATTTTCTGGCGGTTCAATTTGAACGCCCTTAAATTGCCCTGGAATAGTGTAGTCGATAGCCGCCATAGTTAACTCTCACCCCAATATGAGCTGCTTTCATTGTTGACCGGCGTTTGTCGCGGCCCATACATCTTCATAAAATCTTGGTTTTGCTTATAGTTCAAATATTGGCCAAGGCCGCCAGTCAAAGCATTTGCCGTTCCCATATAGCTTGACGCGCGAATGTTGCCTTTGGTTGCTTCGGCTTGACCTAAAACATTTCCAAACTGTCCAGCCTGTTGCGCCATAGTAGCTGCGTTACTTTGCCCCATACCGGCTAGACTTTGCAGCGGGTTTAGGCGAGCTGCACGTTCAGCCTGATAGCGGTTAAACGCGTTGCCATACTCTTGGGAGCCTAGCTCTTGGCCAAACTGGGTGACACCGCGCAGTTGGTTGCCTGACAACAGACCGCCGCGTGCAGCAGCTGAACGATCTAGCGCTTTCAAGCCTTCGCGCATACGAAACCCATAGCCTGGGTCTTGCTGGAACTGTTCCATACCAAACGGCGTGTAGCGAGAGGCTTCAATTAGTTCAGGCAGCGCATTAACGCCTGCTTGACGAAATGGTTCCTGCAGCTCAACCTGACGGTTAAACATGCGCTCTTGCGCAGCGGTCGCGCGATCAGTTGCTTTTGATTGTTCTCTAGCTGCTTGTCCGCTGGCTATACCGCCAATAACGGCGCCACCGGCGATTGCTGCTGCTGTCCATCCAGCCATAATACTTCCCCTTCAGTTTCATTTGTAAGCGCTAATCGCTTGCGGGCGTCGCCCAAACCGCATTCGGGCACCACATATAGCCGATCTTCAATGACACTTAAATCTTGGCAGTTGTCTGGGTTAGGGTAGATGTCCACCCACACCACTTCGTCTTCAAACACCCGCCCGGCGCGTTGCTCACCTGCCTTGGCGTCAAACTCACAGGGTGCTGTCAGTACCACCACTTCCGTATCGATGTTGACTGCAATTGTGCCCTTTTCCAGCCGCACGCGGTAGTCCGTCTTGTGCGCGGCGCCCGTCAATACTGTCCACGGCGGCACCGTAATCTTTCGCTCGTACACACCCGGCAAAAACGTGTGTGTTGTTACTATGTCAGCCTGCGGCATTTGCAACAGCTCGTCTTGCAATGCAACGACTTTCTGCCGCATCACTTCTGGCGTAACCACCGCCGTGCTGTCAGGGTCAAATAGCTCAACCGCGTTCACACCACCACCCATCGTGACCCACTGGCCACCGTAACCGTTGTGCCGCTGGCTACGGTTACCGGCCCAGCGGACATACCGGACGTGCCGGCAGCAATTGTATAGCTGACATCAATAGTTAAGCTATTGACAAATATGCCGTTGCCCGCTACCAAATGCTCCGATGTTAATTCACCCGTGCTGGGTTTGTATAGTAATTTTGCATTGCTAGTGTAGATGGTAGCCAGCGTTCCCGAAGTCGCAGCAGCAAACGTCGGGTAGACATTTGTCGAAGTTGCGGTGTCGTTTGTGATCGTAGCACCCGAGCTACCGGCAGCGGCCCATTTAAGACCGGTAGTCTGAGTGGAGTCGGCTTGCAATACCAGTCCGTCAGCGCCCACCGGCAAGCGGACATTGTCCGTGCCATCAAACGCAATTAAGTCGCCCTTAGTAGACGCAGGCGACAAGGCATCAAAAGCCGCAAGTTTAGTCGTCTGACCCGTACCACCGTTAGCAATAGCTACCGTGCCGGTGACGTTACTAGCCGTGCCCGTGGTGTTTTGGTTCAGCGTAGGGATGTCTGCTGCAACAACCGCGCGGAACGTTGGAACGCCCGCTGTACCGTTGGGCGCCGCCAAAAAGAAGTTAGCCGTCTTACTAGCGTAGGGGTTCTGTGTGTCGCCGTAACCTGACGCCAGACTAATAGCTGGTGTTGCGCCGCCTGACGATACGACTGGCGATGTTCCCGTAACTGAAGTAACAGGCGCAGTGCCGCTAGATGCCGCCGTTATTAAGCCTTTGCCGTTAACGGTAATTGAGGCATTTGTAAAACTGCCCACATTGGCATTGACAGTAGCTAATGTGCCTGCTGCGGTGACGTTAGTAGAACCGTTAAAACTTGGGCTGGTATAGGCTAAATCGCCTGTAATAGCGATAGTTCTGCCCGTGGTCAGCGTAGCCGCAGAACCCGTAGTGTTCTGGTTAAGTGTAGGAATATCCGCTGCAACAATAGCTCGGAACGTCGGAACACCCGCTGTACCGTTAGGTGCTGCCAACACAAAGTTAGCTGTTTTGCTGGCATACGGGTTCTGAGTATCTCCGTAGCCAGAAGAAAGGCTAATGGCAGGCGTAGTGCCGCCCGAAGACACCACAGGGCTTGTGCCTGTGACGCTGGTGACCGTTCCACTGCCGGTGCCTGCGCCGATCGCGGTTCTAAACGTAGCTGCGTCGAGGGTGGATACCGTGTTGTCCGCGTTGATGCGCACAAAAGTAATCGCGCTTGGGTTAGTCAGGGTAAAGAAGTTTGACCCAACAGTCGTTGCGCCGAGGTTTGTGCGCGCTGTTGGTGCCGTCGTCGCGCCCGTGCCGCCGTTGGCAATTGCTACTGTGCCCGTAACATTACTTGCTGTGCCGGTTGTGTTCTGGTTGCCGGCAATGTTGACGCCGGGTAAATCAATGTTTGCGGAGCCGTTAAAACTAACCCCACCGATGGTACGGGCGGTTTGAAGCGTTGTGGCAGTAGTAGCGTTGCCAGATAGTGCAGCAGAAACGGTACCTACCGTCAATGTGTTTGTGCTGGGGTTGTAAGTAAACGTGGCAGTGCTGTCTTGTAACAGGCCGTAGTTTCCAGTCGTACTTACCGTCGTGTTGGTAAACGGAACTTTAAACGCGCTAGATGTCGTTGAAGTAGTTACCGTAACGTTTGTTGCATTTGTTGCAGTTGTTGCAGTTGTTGCATTGCCAGTGGTGTTTTGGTTAAACGTCGGCCAAGTAAACGTGCCGGTGCTAAAGTCGCCTGATTGCGGTGTACCCAAAATTGGCGTGGTAAAACTAGGTGATGTGGCTAATGCCACCACCGTGCCCGACCCTGTGGTCGAGTACGACGTGCCCCACGCTGTGCCGGTCGAGTTAGGAATGCCCGCCCCAGGGTACGTCATGGGTAGGGTGTTGGTGATCGTAAAGTTGGGGTACGTGCCCGACGTGTTAATGCCCGTGCCGCCGGTTAGCGATACCGTCTGGTCAGGCGCTGCGTTATTGATGGTCACAGCCACCGAGCCGTCGTAGGTTGTACCAACGCTGTACGAGATGCCGGTGCCGGCCGTCAGGGCGTTGGCTACATTAACCGAACTGCCCGTGATGTTGATGCCCCAAGTGCCTGATGCACCTGACCCCGTTGTGCTGGGCACATCAAGGTTAGTACGTGCTCCGCTGGCTGTGGTGGCGCCTGTGCCGCCGTTATCGACGTCTAGGGTTCCTGCTAGGGTAATCGTGCCTGACGTCGTGACAGGCCCACCAGAGGTCGTCAGACCCGTGGTGCCGCCGGAGACATCTACCGACGTGACGGTGCCGGAGCCGGTGCGGTTTAATAAATTTAGAAAAAACCGATACCAGTCACGCGAGACCATGCCCGTCCGGTCGTCGGTAATCGGCGACTGGTTCTTGGGTATTTGCGGTTCGTTATCTGGGTTAGGCATTGGTGCCGGTCAATGCAAGTTCGGCACCCATGATGGCGATCTTGACGGGGTCGGTGCCCGACACCTCGTACACGCGGTCACGCAGCTTGTTGGTCATACCCAGACGGCGCCAAAAAGCTCTGAAGCCGTAATTGCCCATCTTGCCCATGCCAGCCCACTTCTCGTTCGACCATGTGTGACCGCCGTCATCTGAGAAGCGCAGCATGACCTGCGGGTCGTTGCCTTGGCCAAGAACCAATCCAACGCCTGTCTCGCACTCAAGCTGCAAGGCATGCTGGGCAGTACGCTTTAAGTTGTTCTGGCCGGTAGGTAGCGCCCGCCATGACCGCAACCACTTCTGTGGCAGGTTGTCGTCAGCAAACACGTCCAAGTCATACGCGTAAATCTTGCCGTTCTGGAAGTCACCCACCACCACTTCGTTGTTGAAGAACATCTGGCAGTTGGCACGGTGACGGATGAACTGGCCGTTGGCAAACCCAGCACGCTCATGCCAGGCTTGGGTGGCCACATCGAATACCCAAGTCTTCTGGGCGGTCGGGAAGGTCAACACATAGAAGGCATGGCCGTCTTGCTGGTAGGTAAACGCAATCGCGTCTGAGATGGTGCCGTAGCTCTGGATGGCGTACTCAACCGCGTGGGTCGAAATGCGCTGGCCAGTGTAGCCTTGGGCACGGAACACCACGCCTTGGCCACGGGCATCCGACCCCAGCCAGAACAGCGAGTTGTCCATCTTGGCAACCGAGAAGGTCGCAGCGCAGCCGATCTCGTTGACGGCGCCTTGAATGCGAGCCAGCGGGAAGGGTGTCGTGCCCGCGTCGTACCAGACCTCAACGGACTGCGTGCCGAACAGCCACACCTCACGGTGGTCAACAAAGAGCGATATTAGCCTGTCTGGCATGCCTTCAGCACTTGCAAAGCTCAAGGGGTCAATCTGGGTACCATCAAGCAGCTCAGACGTCCAGAAGCGGTCTGAATTGGGTTCCTGAAAAATGAAGTAGCCGTCCAGATAGCCGACAGTCACCGCGCCTGGAAAGTCGACGTCGGTAATCTCAGCGTACGCCTCAGTCGCTGCGTCGTAGATGTACCCGTCAGGGTTGGCCGCAATGAAGAGCTGCGTGCCGTTATCGACCATTGAGACGGGGCCAGTGCCCGACACACCGCCGATCGGTGTGACCGTCCAGTTGGTATCGATTCGATACAGTCGCGCGCCTGACACGGCGTAGGCGTAGTCACCGTAAGACCACAAGCCACGGATGGGGCCGGTACCAACGGTTGCCAGCCTGCGCAAGCCTGGCGCGCGGTTTAGGTACGCGGGCTCGTTACCCTCTGGCGCCGGTGTGGCTTCGGGGTACAAATTAATCATTCTTGCGTCCGCAGCGTTGACGCTGCGAGCTACATAGGATTGGCCAAGGATGGGCGTCTTTATGATATACTCCTATACATATTAAAAGGAGTCGACATATGGAAACATGGAAGCCAGTGCTTGGGTTTGAAGATTTGTACGAGGTAAGCGATTACGGAAATATACGGCGCACCGCGCGAGGAAAACTGTTTACCGCAGATCAAATTACCCAAGCCAAACAAATGTTGGAAGCTAAAAGTACTTTGAAAACGGTAGCTGCGTTTTTGAATACTAGCGTTACGACGGTTATGTCCATAAAGCACGGTAAGACTTGGTCTGGCGACGCGCGCTATCGTATGTTGACGCCAAGGCCCGACACCAAGCACTACATGCAAATTGATTTGGTTTGTAAAGGTCAATACACGCGAAAACGAGTGCATCGTGTAGTTTGGGAAGCGTTTAACGGGCCAATTGAAGGGCGATTGGAAATAAACCATAAAGACCTTGACCGCACCAACAATCGATTGGATAACTTGGAAGTTGTAACCCACCAGCAAAATATTCAGCACGCGCACGCTATTTACGCTGAAGAACGCAAACATTTGCCCAAAGGCAGCCGAAGCGGCCCGTATGGCAGGTACGATAATATTAAACATACTTAGTAGTTGCCTGCAAAAATGTTATACCGCTGTCTGCTGGCCACGATCGCGTAAGGCATTGACATTACGTCGTCTGGGTTGTTGATGCGCTTGAGATTGCGTTTGGACGTCATGGCAATCCGAGTGACTTGCGGCATAGGCTCAACACCAAACTCGTTGGCAATTTCCATCGCCAAGTTGTACTTGAACGCCCGCAGATAGCCCGGCGGGAACGACAAGGTGGTGTTTAAGGTTGCCGGCTTAGTCAGCTGTTGCACCGACACAAAATGCCACTCCAAAAGCCTTGTGGGCTTCGGATAGATGGTCATGGTGATGTCGGGGAACGTATTGTTGACAAACATGACCTGCGGGTAGGTGCTGGTCACGGTCTTGACTGCAATGCCGTTGTACTGCTGCTGGTTAATCAGCTTGATGCCGTAAGACACATTGGTCTGCGGATCGCGGAAGTACGTTGAGTCGTCAATCAGAATAGGACGATTGCCGACAAAGTCGCCGGTGGGCCCGAGCGTGCGAGTGATCTCGTCAGGTGGCCAATTAAAAAGCTGGTCTTCCGTACAAAAGACGGCCAGACGCTCAGTATTCCACGAATCAATCATTTGATTCATGGCGTTCAAGGCATCTTGAGCAGCCTGCGGAGAAGGTTCCTCACCTTCGGCCAGCTGGCCAATCAGCCGGAGTGCTGCCTTGATCTGGTCGAAAGCGGTTGCCATGCAGGCTCCTTATTTTACTGCCACAACCTCTGCAGGCGGGCGGCTACGACGACGTTTGGGTTCCAGCTCGTTGACTGGCGCCGCTGCTTCGGGAGTCGAAGGCGTGCCAGGATTATACCGCTCCCATCCGTTTTGTTCATCAAATTCGGCTTCCAAATCCATGTTGGCGACTTTGGTGCCGTGAACGTCGTGCCTAAGATAAATTGTCATAGTTTAGATAGGGGCCGAAGCCCCTATTTAATTAGGCAGTAATGCCGATATTTTTAAGTGCAACACGGATAGCGTTGATTGCAGTAGCAAGCTCAGTACCCGTAGCGGTGTTAGTAACTGCGGTAATTGCTGCTGCTTGGGTAATTGGCGTAACTCCATAAAAACCGGCGGTTCCACCTACAGCCCCCATAACGGCGCCATTAAGTTGCTGGTCTTCATACGCAACGCCAATCGGTTTAGTATTAGGCATGATTTATCCTTT